ACCCGCAGCTCTGGCACCGGACATAGCACCGTGTAACAATATGCCGGCATCACCGCCGACCAGGTCTCCGGCCGTGGCCCCTTCAGGATGTAGTCCTGGGCGGATGCCGACGGCGCCGCTGCTCTGCCACTTTTATGTAATCTGTCTTGCTCGTTGTAATCCCCCCTTTATTCCTGCTCCACCGCTCTGAAATAATAACAAGGTTTGCACACTATCATTCCGCGTTCGTTCCTCTCCGGCTCTTCGTCTTCCTCCTGGTGTCCCCACCCTAACGGATGTACTCCGTCCAGTTCTGCGGTGCAGCCTGGGCCGAAGTGGTTCCCCCAATATCTTTTCCCCGGCTGCCGGTTTGCGCACTCGGAACATGTTCCATACATTCTTCCCATTACTCTTTCTCCTTTAAATGTCAATTTAACGTACTAATAACTGGCAAGCTATCGTACAGTCATCCATAACTTCCATGTCCATTCGCCCACGCCCAGGTTCTAACTCATCCAGAAATACTCCCTTGATACAACTATGACCTATCTCTCTTTCCTGCTTGGCTCTGCGCTCAAAACCTCTGGAAAGTCAACCCGTATTTTGTTCCAATAACCCATTCCACCTTTGACGCAACCAATACAGTTGTTGTTTGGGTAGCCAGATCATACATAACTGGACGTTTCAGCCCCAGTTTATCTGCAATTCCGTGGCACTCTGCTTTCGTTAATCCGTTCTCAATAAGCGGAAACTCATGCTCGTAGTCAGAAAGTGTTTCAACAACCGCATCTGCTCGGTGCCTTTCATTCACATCATATCCCCACACATATGTATGATGATCTGGATTCTTCGCCTCCCAGTCCTTGCGTACCTGCTTTTTTAACCACCTGGTACACGGGGCACCATATGCCGTATTGATACACCTAGTTTTTTCAATTACATCATCCACACCTTTGTATTTATCGGATTGTATAGGCTCAATTTTTCTTCCCAAAAGCACCTCACAATCATGCAAAAATCGTAGACTATCTGGGTGCTGATCCTCAACGTGGGTATAGATAATCTCATCAATATCTTTCGCCAGGTAGCACGCCACAAAAGACGATACTCCTGTGCTAAACCAACATACTTCATACCACCACTTACCGTTTCCGGTGAAGTGGTAATTTTTTAGATTGCTATTATACGTACAGCCCTCTTACGTTGCTCTTAACCAACTGTACTTGTAGCCACGATGATTAATTTTGCCGCAGGCCATCGTCGTTCTCCGCCTACGAACCCGGTTTCACCGGGGTAGGTATTACTCCTTTCTTCTCTCTTTCATTTTTTCGAAAGGAACCGATGCATCTTCACTCTGGCCAGAGTTCCGACTCCTTTCTTTTAATCGCTTAAATGTCAATTTAACGAACTAGTAACCCTCTCTCGTCCTGCATTTCATCATGTATTTTATATATTGTTTCTGTGATTCCCTTGGCTTCGTTTTCCGCATGGGCCTTAGAAATTCGCAAAATATGTAGCTCGACAAGAAAAGCAAGTATCTGCTCGTCATCTGCACTCCATGTATTATCTTTCTCTCTCCGGTCCTTCATATCACAAATCTTTTCATTCAATGCGGGCGTCGATAAAAGTGATCTCATATATTACTCCTTTAAATCTTCATTTAGTTGTTATCATCACACAGTTCATCTTTGAAATAATTCAGCAGATTTTTTAATCGAATGCAGTCGTTCGAGGCATTCATATCATGTTTCCGAAAATAGTTTTGCTCTATATCACAAACTTTAAGATACACTGTTTTAAAAGCATCTTTTCCAACTTTCCTTCTGTACCTTTGCCACGCATCATATTCTGAGCAAATCACAACAGCGATAAAACCGCCAAAACAGAATGAGATTACATCCAAAATTACATCTAACATCTCGTACCTCCTCTAAATCCTCAGTTTTCAAACACTCCCATGTTCTCTGTTTCCAGTTATATTTCCAGTTTACATCATCAAAAAGATGATACTTTTTACATTTTACACACCATTGCACCTTTCTCATCTGGCACCTTCCTTCCGAAAATCTTCATTAAGCAAACCTCAGCTGTGGTTCACTGTCATCAATCTTCATATTTGGTACTCTTTCACCAATTTTTAAATCCCCACAATTAGCAGATACCAATGCCTGTGCCATAATCGGCACAACGCTGTTTCCAATCCTGGCTACCTGTTCGCTGACAGGATACGATTTTCCATTGATATCACGGTTAATGATATAATCTACCGGAAATCCTTGCATTTGCTTAAGCTCTTCTGGTTTTAACATGCGAAGAAAAATGTCTTTCAAGATATACTGTTCTCCATTAATCTCGGTTATCACATTTACCAGTCCAAACCGGTCTTTTGTTGTGATAGTCCCCAACGGTTGCCCAGCTTCCTGTCCGCAACCCGTACCGTAATACTTAATCAAAAATGCGGATATAAGCCCGAAATGTCCTGGTGATGTGGTAATCGTATGCAAAGGCTCTTCACAGCCCTGACCGGTCCCGGTTTTATAAAACTTTGTGACGAATGCTGTAACCAGACCATACCGGTTACTGGTATCTATTGTCTTTATTGGCTCCGTCAGAAGTTGTCCGCGTGAATCACCTTCCCGCGTCTCCCCGTGATACTGGATCATAAATGCGACAGCATTCTGATTATGCACTACATAAGGCTGTGGATTATTCACCACATACTTTATGTACCCGTTTGCAATCCGCTTCATGGTGGCCTCTGCCAGCGGCTTCGGCCGGTCAAATATGGATCTCCCCAAGTCTGACCAATCAATATAATCTCCGCATTCCAGCCACTTCAACCGGCTATCTGCTCCGATTTTGCTGTGTGTCGGTTCCGGCCAGACAATCGGCTTCCCATCCCTCCGAAAGATTGCATACCACCGCCGCCGTGTTGTCGGCGCTCCGTAGTCTGCCGCTACCAGTTCCCGGCTGTCGAAATCATATCCCAGCTTTTTCATGGTCGCTATGAATCGTTTGTAATCTTCTCCGGCTCTTTCTTTTATTGGGTGTCCTGCCTCGTCCAGCGGTCCCCACTGCTGTATTTCTTCCACATTCTCCATGATAATCACATCTGGAAGAATTGCCTTAGCGTGCTTGTATACTGCCCAAGGAAGAATCCTAAGTCCTTTCTTTCTTGGCTGTCCGCCCTTTGCTTTGCTGTGACTAGTGCAGTCTGGAGACGCCCACATAAGTGCCACATGACGACCAGCAACATATTGTTTTAAGTCCACCTCGAAAATATCTTCTGTCAAATGCAGTGTATCAGGATGATTAACCTTGTGCATCCGGAGCGCCTGTGGATCGTGGTTGATTGCAATATCAACCGGTCTCCCCAGAGCCATTTCCATTCCTACACTTGCTCCGCCACCACCGGCAAAGCAGTCAATAATCAAATCTTTCATTATCAAAAGGACCCGCTATAGCTTTTCTCCGGCCGGAGGTCGGCTCCTTTCTATTTACTCTGTTAAATCCTAATTATCTGTATCTGAAACAAGATATTCGCATGGCCTATCACTCCCATAACAGCCATTCTCGCATACCATATAGTTACTGCACTTCTTACATTCTTCGCAAACCATCATAATTACCTCCTGGCTTAAATGCTAATAATAGCAATGACGCTTTTTGCAATCACTCTTCTGGCACCGGTCCATACGACCAGGCCATACTATTACTTTCCCTTTTGCATGACAGCGCCTATTCCGTTTTCTCTTCATTCCCCGTCCTCCTCTTTCGCCGCCCAATCCTTGCAGTCCTCCACATCAAACTCATGCGCCCATTGGCATTCAGGTTCAAATTTACATGATACACATGGACCATTGGCTCTGTTTAACAATGCCGGCTTTCGTAGCTGCTCTAACTGCTTTGCCAGATTACACGGCGTATCACATTTAAAATATTCCTTTCGCCTCTTATCTGCCTTGTCGCAATGTTCACATGGTTTATTCATTCCTCTCCTCCATCTTCTCAATTTACTCCAAACACCTTAATTTTCCCCTTGGTAATAAACCCTCTTTTGGTATGATATCGCTTTACGTGCGTCTCATATTTTATTCTGTTTTCTCCGTTTTCAAGTTCTTTCACAATACGCTGTTCTAAATCCATCAAATCTGCTCCATCACCAGTGATGACAATTTCCGCTACTTTCATTCTCACAGTTTTCTATTCCTCCTCTAAATCCTCAATTTCTCGCAAGATTGCCTCGCAGGCATCGTCCCATCCTCTGGCATAATCATCCGCCCCGTCGCATCCCGATATACTGGCGACGATCTCCCTCACCCTTCGGTAATCTACTTTTCCATACCACATCCCCGGTACTCGCAGCGCCCGCGGCGCTCCCTGCATGGCATCCGTCTCCAGCTCTCCATCAGCCAGCATCTGTGTCACGTATCCGTTGATAACAGACTTGCACCAGCCCACGGCCTGTCCTATCTCTTGCATCGTCGGATGATAGCCATGCAGAGTGATGTAATCAATAACTGCCTGCTTAATCTGGTTACGTATCTCCATTGTTCATCATCTCCCATACCATCTTGTCATAGTCATAGCCGTGTTCTTCCAGGTTGTGAAAGCGGTTCTGCGGTTTATCTTTTCCAGGCGATTTCTCAGACTTTAGCGGGAATATTCCTTTCCATCCCTGTACAATGGACTGTTCTAGTATTGCTATTTTTACGGGTATTTCACCGCCCGGTGCTAGTTTGTCCAATTGTTTCAGCAGCAGCTTAATAGCGTGCTCTGTCATAGGGCTTTAATTTTCTTCCGAAATTCGATAAATTCAAGAATCGCCGTATTCAGTTCCGCATTCTCAGAAAATGCTTTTTCTGGTATCTCGTTAGAGATGCTCTTTTTAATATTTCTTCCCTTCTTTCCTTCTTCTATTGTTGTCGGTTGCCTGTCATCTGCTTGTCGGTTGTTTGTCGGTTGTCTGTCGCTCTGCGTGTCATTTGACTGATAGCAATCATAGTTTTTTATTGTAAATACAGTGAATTTACTATGACTTCTGCTTGTCACTTCGCCTGTCGTTTTTAAGTGCTCTAAGGCTGTTCTTACCTTGCGTTCCGTCAGTCCTGTTTCTTCAGACAACTTTGAAAGGGAGGACACAAACGAGCCGCGCGGTATTTCAGTGCCCTGGAATCTTCCGTCCTTCCAGTTTGCTTTCAGAAGCATGTGTAAAAACAGGCGGCATGTATTAATATCGCCGTACCATTCCCATTCCAGGATCTTCCGGCTGAGTTTTATATAATCACTCATACAACATTCCCGACACCGAACATTTTAATCTGTCCAGGCACTTCCTTTTGACACCGCTTCTGCCCTGCAAATCTCATAGCACCGGCCTGCGCGGTTTTAATACTCTTGATGCGGCTGCCCTGCCGCCTGAGCCATTGTTTCGTCTCTTCCCGGCCTTCTTCCGTCGTTTCGGGAAGATAATAGCCGCGACCGTCATCCCGACTCAGAATCGCGTAATCCCGCCTTAAGGCTCTATCGCTCTACGCAGTGTCCGGTCGCCGCACTGAAGCTTTTGGCACAGCTGCCGACGCGTCTGCGCATTGGTATGCCCTACTCCGAGGGCGTTATAAACAGAACATGTAAAGATTTCAAAATCGTTCACTCCCTCACCTCCTCATTAAGGAGTGGGCGGCTGGTCAATGCCGCCCTTTGTAACTCCAGTGGCATTCTTTTTCGTGATATATTAACTGCCGTGGAGGTCTGTTTTACAGGTATGATTTCCCAAACTCTTTAATAAAATCATACCTTGTCCCATAGTGGGACTCATAGTATATCTGGCATCTCTGTTTTAAGATTTTATCTATCTGTAAGTTTTCTGGAGTCCGTTTAAACCATACTCCATTGGGATGCAAATCCCGTCGGAGAGGGACCACAAATCCCCTCAACTCCGACTTGACTTTATTCCCTTTGCGTCCCTCGAAAACATGGTGACGCTCGACATCTGGACTGCCTGTAAAATAGCAGTGGTCCATGTCATCGGTTAATACGCTCCATAATCGTTTAGCCATCCTTCCTCCTGTTCGCCTCGTAAGTCATAAGCATTCTCTTTATTTCGTCTGGCGGAAGAGTTTCAATTCCAAGCTCCTTGCATTCACCCACGAGTCCTTCAATTAATACGCTCATTTCCTGCGTGTCGTAAGCACTGGAGCCTTTCAGCATAATGTAAGTGCGGTAATCCACGCCGTCCGTTCCTGCCACCACCTGAGACGTTGGTCTGATATGGTATGTAGACGCTCCAGTGCCGTTTCCTCGGCTTTTTCGGTGTCAGGTATACGGATATAAGCCCCTGAGCCGTCAAACGTCTCAGGCTGTCCATATTTACGTAGAATAATATTGTGTGCGCGTGGCTTGGAAATCCCAAGCGACTCAGACAGCCTGCTTAAAAGCACCCAATAGTATGCATTCGCATCAAGACTACGTTTCTCTCTCCATTGTTTCACGGTCATACGCAAGGTCTTTCCAGCCATAGAAGGCAATTGGCTGGATACATCATGCTCAACCTCGAATGTAAGCAGAAAATTTCCGGTTATCCAGTCCTTTGATACTCCCTTCAAATAACCTTTGCTTTCCATATTCCTCCTCTGTAGGAAATTTCCCATCCTTCAAACATTCTTCCAGGTATTTGAATTTAGGAAGATACACATTGTTTATAAATTCCTTATCGTAATCTATCGGATGCATGCTTAAACGTTCTGTATCTATGTCACGATAGAAATTAAAGTAATCTTCGCTCTGAAGGCAATAAGCAACAATATAGGCTTTCCTGAATCCAGTTACATACATTTCCACTTGCACCTGATCCCAATATGCCTTTGAAGGTTTAAAGCATTTACCCGCTCTGTACGTTTTAACTTCATAAATCGTATCGTTTGTACTTCCGTCCAGATTTACCCGCAATCTTCCTATTATGACTTGCCGGTCCTTTTGCATTCCAGGAATTTCAAGCGAATCTAATATTTTGTGTTCGTACGCAGTCCCGGCCATCATTGCATCATTAGAAAAATTCATGCAGGTTAAACCTAATTTTGTAAACCACCATTTTTCGAAGGTTTTTGTTTTCCAGCTTCGTAACACATATTCTGTGTCACTAGCCCCAATATAGTAAGCTCTATCATGGTCGCTTATCATAATTGTCCTGCCTTATTTTTTTCAACACATGTTCCAGATTGTTTTCTACTGCAAAGAGGATATCATATTGTTTAAACCAAGCATTGAGTTCATCAGCACTTCTTCCATCTGTATTGCCGTTTGTTCCAGCGTCAAATTCCCTTCTTTTTGTATTGCTGTAAGTGTTTGCAAAACTCTTTCCTTGACTTTTCGTATATCATGATACTGGTCGGCTGTTTCCTGCTGCTTGCGTTCAATCTCCTCTTCTTTCAGCCACAAGCTGAAACCTAAGCCTGTATACATAGCGACCGCTTTCACAAAGCTTCTGGTCATACTGTTCCACACTCTCTGTTGGCTCATCGAATTATCTTTAACTGGGTTTGCTCCGTTCATAACCGGCGACTGCATATAGTAGATTTTATCGTCAATATGTATCTCTATTTTTGTTTCATAACAACGATTCTGAACTCCATTTTTATCTAAAAATGTTGATTCTGATTCATATAAGCTTCCTCCAGTTTTAGGGTTCGGAACTGGAAGAAAAAATACTAATTCTGCCCCGTTTTCATGTAGAAGATCAATGCATTTATTGTAAGGAAGGTAAGTGATTCCGTCTCTGAGATCGCAGTAAGGTGTAACATCAATTTTTCTAAGTTCGTTATAGTCTTTAAGCATTTCAATCCTCCTCTATCCAATTTCCGGAGTAAAACCATTCTATAAGCATAGAACTGAATTCCTTCTGATCATTCTCGCTTCCATGTAAGCATCGGTTGAGAGCATAGGAATAGGCATCCTCACATTCAACATCATTCCCTCTCTCTGGTCCGATTCCTTTATAGTGCATACACTCACCCCAGTCCTGCTCTGGCCTCTAACAACTCAACCAGCCTTTTGACAATTTCCTCTGATACGTCTGCAGAAATCGTTACATTTAAAATCGACTCTCCGTCAATCCCGCCGTCACGGACACTTACTTCCAATCCATAAATGCCGCCTATTGTTGCAACAGCATAATCACCCTGTAATTTCAATTTATCCAATGCTTGCCCAATTCTGGAATAGTATTCTGCTTTCATCCTTGCATCCTCCTGTTTTCTCTGTTATAATCAGAGTACGAATATTTTTTAAGTTCCTGAGCCTGTCCGGTTGCCTCCGGCAGGTTCTTTTTCTTTCTCGGCATCAGCTTCCCCGTATAGCGGTTTACGCCGATGGCGGCCCCAGCCCGGTTAGTGCCATTTCTTCTTTTACTCATGCTTCCCTCCTCTCACAACATCCCCGCCGCCTGCGCCACAGCCAGCAGTGTCCCGGTTAGTACCCCACACAGGATAATCGCCACGGCCAGCAGTTTGCGCAGCCACAGCCGCTCAGCTCTCTCCTCTCGAATCTGACGCCTCATCCGGACGACCTGGGCACCGGTGTAATCATGTTTGTGCATTGGTATCACCTCCTTTACATAATGGTCTTGCGCTGTTCCTCTGGTACACCTAAAGCCTCGCATAGTAGCCATAAATCTTCTAGTTTAAAAAGGCCTGGATCCATTTTTCGCTTTTCAAACGTCCTTAGTGGCATATGGATTGCCTTCGCGATTCCAGCGTTGGTCATATTTCTGCGTGCCTTATGTTCGCTGATTATTGCCCGAACATTTTCTGCCTGCTGACGGGTGTAGGCGGCATGGGCGGCTGCTTTTTGCTTGTCTGTCATGTTCTTACACTCCTTTCTCTTCCTTGATTTTCACAGCCTCCTGACCTATACTGTACTTACAGGCGTTGCACCGCCGAGTACATAAGAAAGGAGAGCTATCATGTTTAAATCAACCAAAGAATTTGATTCCGTTATGAAAGACATCTTGGTTCAAATTCGCGACGGTATCGCTGTTAACTCTTTATCTTCTTCTATAGATGAAGGTGATTTTAATGCAGCTCTTGCAGAGTGCGTTGATCGGAGATATCTGAGCGGCTTATCATACCAGCGCACGATGGATGGCAAACCACATTTTTCTCTGACTGATGTTCGTGTTACTTATTCTGGCTTGACATTCATCGAGTCTCATTAAGCAGGAATCTTATTCTATGTGGACTAGAGTGCTTGACAAAACCATATCCTTTACTATACCAAGCACTCTTTCCATATCATTAACTGTAGCATGATGTCTTTCCAACACCTTAACAACTTCCTTGGCGCACGATAAAGCCTCAAATGCTTTCTTTTCTTCCATCCTCTCTCGCCTCCTTTTCCCATTGACATATTGTTTTACTCCCATCCCTGTGATACAATCTCCTTATCAGTTTGCCATGCTGAAATACAGAAGAAAGGAGACTCACCATGACCGATAATGAAAAACGTGCTCATGATTTTGCGGTTTCTATCCTCCCTAAAATGTTTGAAATTCGCGTTAACGAAGCTCAAAGTCAGGAAAAGGGAAATGTCACTATTGATTTATACACGGAATATCTCGATATATATAATCGTGTACTTGAATCTTTTAATCGTGATTTTCTTGATGAGAAATAGTTTTTTCCCCGAACTTAATATCAATTTTCTTGGGCTCCACAGCACTCCGAATGCTCTGGAGCTCTTTTCTTATCAGAATCAGTTCCTGATAGATATTCTTAAAAATCATCCCTCTCTCACGCTCCTTTCTTGGCAGTAACTTTATAAGTTACTTTTTAGCAAAAAAATGGGCATTGGATCATCGATATGCAACTCATCAATCATGGTCTGGATTTCATCGCTGCCAAAAACACCATTTTTCATTTTTTCATAAAATGTTTTTGGAGTAATTCCTATTTTACCTGCAATATCCGATTGAGAATAGCCATTTTTTGCAATAATCCCTTTCAGTTCATCAGTTTTAATCAAAATTCGCTTACCTCCTTTCGTAACTTATCAAGTTACTATCATCATATCACATTTTTGTAACTTGTCAAGATATTTTTTATTGCATTTTATAACATTTTTGTGCTACTATTAAGTTACTACATGGAAGGGAGTTGTAATGATGACTGTTGGAGAGCGTATCAAAAATTTAAGAGAAAAATTGGGCATGAGTCAGGTGGATTTTGCAGATAAAATTAATGTATCAAAGCAGACACTGTATAAATATGAAAACAATATTATTACAAATATTCCTTCTGACAAAATCGAAGCTGTTGCCGCTATAGGTAATGTTTCCCCTGCACATCTTATGGGATGGGACACCAACGTAGGCCCTATTCACAACGGGATGAAGCAAAAAAGACCTGGCGTCACTATCAACGTACTTGGTCGCGTAGCCGCCGGAACCCCCATAGAAGCAATAGAGGATATTATCGATACAGAGGAAATAACAGAAGAAATGGCAGCCACTGGTGAATTTTTTGGCTTGCAGATTAATGGCGATTCGATGGAACCTAAGATGAGCAAAGGTGATGTTGTTATTGTCCGTCAACAGGATGATGCAGAATCTGGTGATACCGTTATTGTTACGGTTAATGGAACCGACGCCACCTGTAAGCGTCTTAGAAAATACAGAGATGGAATCGAACTTATCTCCACAAATCCAAGTTATGAACCAATGTTTTTCTCTAATGAAGAAATTGAGAATAAACCGTGAAAATCATTGGGAGGGTTGTTGAATTACGCTGTAAATTTTAAAAACCGCACGCAGTCTGGAGTTATACACGAAAGAAGTTAGAAGGTAGAAGGTAGAAGGGGGTACATTTATGAGCATAAAAGGAACCGATCAAGAATTATATGTAGGAAAAACAGAATCCAACATAATAAGCTTTTTGGGGAAAAAGACAACTATTGTTTATTCGGAATTAGACAGGATTGATTTCAGTTATTTTCGCATGGGGAAAGGTGGGGATATGTTGATTTTATAAATAAGACTAAACCATCAGCAAGATTTTGTTTTAATTACAAATCAAATGAAAAAATATCAAGGGCGATTGATTTAATCAAGGATAATAATCCAGATTTAGACATCACGGAATATCGCGCTGAAGACTATAAATTCTATCAATGTGATTGGTTCTATACCTTGATGTTGTTTTTGTGTTTTCCAGTTGGGCTGTTTTTAATGTGGTATTACAAAAAGCTAACTCTGTCCATGAGAACAATGATGACTATGTTTTTTGTATTTATGTGGGCCCTTTCAATATATGTATGGTGCCCACGTACATACAATCATAATATTACACTGGATGAATATAATCAGTGTCAAACAGGCATGTCATATCAAGAATGCGTAGAAATTATCGGAGGAGAAGGTGAACCTCTAGCGGAAACAAACATATTAGATATGAATTCTTCCGTTTATGTGTGGTACGGGGGAAGTGATGGTATTTCTAATGCAACATTGTATTTTACAAACGGAAAACTAACCACAAAAGCTCAAATGGGCCTAAAATAGCAAAAAGCCCCAGGAGCCGCAAACCCCTAGAGCTTTTCACATAGATGCTCTTGCCGGATGCTACCGGAAAGATAGGTTTAGTTTAGACACCTAAATTATATCATTCCTGAAACGTCCTGGCAAGGGGCGTATTAATTTTACCCTAAAATAGGAAAGGATGATATAATGGCAACAGCAAAAAAATTACCATCAGGCTCCTGGCGGTGTCTGGCCTATAGCCACACGGAGAAAGTGATTGACCCGAAAACAGGTAAATGGAAGGATAAGAGAATTTATGAATCCTTTACCAGCGATGACCCGTCTCCGCGCGGAAAGAAAGAGGCAGAGGCCGCTGCGGCCCTCTTCCAGCTGGATAAAGAAAAGCGGCCCAAGAACAACGAACACAGAAACATGACCCTGTCCGAGGCCATTGACGCTACATAGAGAGCCGGGAAGCTATAAACCGGTCTCCTACCACCATCCAGGAATATCGCTGTACCCAGAAATATGCTTTTGCAGATATCATGGGAATAAAGCTTAAGGATTTAGATGAAGAGCTCCTTCAGGAAGCGGCCAACATGGAAGCCAAACGGCCATCCCAGGGCCGCAACAAAAAGAAGACTATTTCTGCCAAACGGTTGAAGAATGAATGGGGGCTAATCGCTGCTGTTCTTCGGAAGTATCGGAGCGACTTAAATTACTCTGTTGAACTCCCACCAGTACTGGAGCGAGTACCGGAACTTATACCAGCAGAAACCATTATGTCTATCGTTAAGGGAACGGAAATTGAGTTGGCCGTCTTGCTGGCTGCCTGGCTGTCTTTTTCCATGTCGGAGGTTCTCGGTCTGACTAAATCAAAATCGATATCCGGAGACTATATCAGAATTGCAGAGGTAGTTGTTACGGTGGACAGAAAAGCTATACGCAAGGAATTGGCAAAAAATCAGTACCGGAACCGGACGCACCGAATACCCTCTTACATAAAATCATTGATTGACCAGGTGGAGGGTGACATCCTCGTCCCGATGAACGGGCGAGTCCTATATCATCGCTGGATTAAACTGCTCAATGACAACAATCTCCCACACATGACTTTTCACGACCTTCGACACCTGAACGCATCTGTTATGGCCTTACTTAAAATTCCGGATAAGTACGCCCAGGAGCGAGGCGGTTGGAAAACGGACCAGGTCATGAAACGAGTATATACGCAAACATTCCCCGAAGAGCGAGTAAAGGTCGACAATATTGTGGACAACTACTTTGAGAATATCGTGGAACCGGAGCCGGAAGAGATAGACAAAAACAAGTATCAGGCATGGCTGACCCTGTTTAATAAGGCAGACTGCAGGCAGTCAAAAAAGGAATTTTTAAGGTTTATGCAACACGAAATGCAACACGGAATTAAAAAAGCCCTGTAAAATCAGGGCATAGGAAAAGCGGGTGATGGGAATCGAACCCACGTATCTAGCTTGGAAGGCTAGTGTTCTACCATTGAACTACACCCGC